AATTTCGTTTGCGCGTGCGCTTCGGGAAAACTTGACGATAGCCCGGCCTTTCCGGTCGTCGTCGATCCACGCTTTTTCAACGACTCCAATCTGGTCGTTGCGGTCGTGCTCCATGAGAAAAGCACCACCGTTATTGATTCGTTCCAGCCTTACCGCGCTGGGGTCATGGCTAAGTGTCTCGGTGCCATACCAACGATCCCCGGTCATTTCGGAGGAGAAGGCAATTTCAACCGTTCTGTTTTGCTCATCAATCGCCCTCTTCGCGATCTCGGCTGAACGGTGAAACAGGTAGTCTTTAGGAATTCCCTTCCGGTGAATCATCATCACCGGCGGAATTGTCAAAAGGCTTGGGCTCGTTCGGGCTCAAAGTCAGATCCATGACCTCGGCAAGGTCCTCATCCTGCTTGGACTTGTCGAAGACCTCGTAAACGTCATCGCCATTCTCCGCGATAACATCTCGAAGTGGCTTGATCCGGTGCTGAATGGCAAGAATAGCGGCCTCCATGTCCTTCTTCGGATCAACCCATGCCCAGCGACGTCCTCTAAAGTCTGGGACGTTGAACTTCCAGAATTTCTCAAAGGGCAGGCCCAAACGTCCCGACATGAGCTCAAAGGTTAGCCACTCTTCAAAGATTGGCTCTAAGACATGTTCAATCAGGAATCTCTGAACAGCCTTCCAGACCTCTCTTTCTTCAAGGACACCCGCCCGAATGCTGGAGTAGTTCACTCCCTCCAGATCATTTGAAAGAGCATTATAGCTAATCCCAAGAGAAGTAGCGACTCCGCGTAAACATGATTTAACGAAGTCTCCATAGCCTGAATTTGGGTGGTTGTTATCCCATGACTTGAAGTCAACTCCGGTCGGCAGCTCCTCGATGGTGCCTGGAGAAGCGTCAACGGGAAGGTTTCCGTCCTCGTCGATCTCACCGGTCCAACCTTCTGGTGTCTTCTTGGTGAAGAATCCCATTTTGGCTGCTCCGGTTCTGGCTGCGACAAGCTCTGCCTCGGCATAACCGTCGAGCATCCTAAGACGATTCATCGATGAGACCAGCCAGGGGATGCCTCTTGACTGGTCGGCCCTCTCAGTTCGGAACGGGTGAAGGATTTCACTGGCTGGAATCCTAACTCGCTTCTTGAAGTCTGCCGAAAACTGAGCGTCGCCGGGATGATTCCCGAGCATGTGATACGCGACGGGCTTTCGAAACTGGTCAAACTCGATGCCAAAGCGGATTTCGTGACCGTTTGCGAGCGTGTGGAAATAGGACTCGTCGAGCAGATCGGCTTCTAGGACTTGAAGCCTTAGCCCGTCCTGTGTGGTGACTTTTCTGATGATGACCTCGCCATCTCTGGCGATTGAACGAAGGATGAGCCGTTGAAGGTCTCGAAGTGAGTGTTTCCCTGTGACATCACAATTCCCGCGCCTGCCCCATTGTTTCCAAGCGTTCTCGATCTTGGTGTTAGCCACCTCGTCAAGCTTTCCGCTGGCCTCTTTGGATCGAACTTGGAGCCCGATACCCTTTTCCCCGACGACGTTGTTTTCAAGGGCTCGAAGGAAGCCTTTCACCCATTCGTTGTTTCGCTCCAGGTCTCGGGATCGGTTCCTCAGTGTGCAAAGGTTCCCCCTAAGTTCTCCGTCTTGGGATAGCCCTGACGTGACCCAGTCAAGCGTGAGGCGATTCGAGCTAACTGCGTTGAATCTCCTTTTTTTGAGCTCCGGTGACGGCGCCTTTTTTCTGAAAAATGGGAGCTTCATCTAAACTGGATTTTTAGCGTGCGTCGGCTCTTTGCAACTGCCTGCTCTAACTGGTTAATCTCCATCCGGTATTTATCCCGAGACTCTTCAAGTTCCTTGATGCTGGCCAAGGTGCGCGACTGGTCACCAAAAGATGTTGTCGAAGCAGTCTTTTCGTAGAGTTTCCCGAGAGTCGTTTCGATCTTGTCAAGGGTGTCGCGAGCGTTTGACAATCTCTGCGCGTCAGTGGTGGCCATTAGTTCCTAGTAAATGTCAAACTTCACCACTCGTTGACCCATCCCCCCCGCTTCTTTGGTGCTGCCTTCTTCTTGGCAGGTTTCTTTTCCTCTTTGGGAGTCAAAATCGTTTTCTTGAGCGTTTCCCAGTTCACCCGAAGCAAGGCTAATGCCCCTGATGCGTAAACTCTTAAATCAAGAGCCTCGTTTCGGGCTTTCGATGGGTTCTCAAAGCGGGAATATGGCACACCGTTTTTATAACGTGTGACCTTTTTCTCACTCGTGAGCTGCCGGAACCAGTCTTCTTGTCGGTCGTGTGGAAAGTGCATGAATCCGCCTCCCTTTTCTCCAAGAGAGAGCCTAGAATAAACCAGTTCCTTTGCGGTGTCGGTGCCGACCGAGAACAAAAGCGCACGCTCGGCCCCTTGTTTTGTTGGTCGGTTGACGATAGGCACACCTGGTCCCCCTACACCCTTACAGGCAAAGACTTTCCGAACCTGCCGTGGCTTGGTGTAACTGTAAACGGTCTTGGTCTTGTGCCCCGAGTCGATAAAGGTGCAGGAAATCGGGATTTCCGACCCGCTCGGGTGCGTCCACTTGCTTTTCAAGACCTCGTCTAGTTCCTTTTGAACTTCGGGTGTGTTGAAATCTCCAATGATAATCCGATGGTCAAGGCTCCAGCTTTCTTCTCCTTCTCCCCATCCGACGATCTCGACCTCGACGCGATCTCCCTGAATATCGACGCCGGCGGTCACAAGTAAGCAGTCTTCCGGGAAATCTCCCCAGTCTTCTCGACGCTTCATAAGTGGTTCCCACTCGATTCCCTCTCCTTCGTCTTCCCATGTCTCCCCGAGGAAAGTGTTGATCCATGTTCTCAAGGCTTCCTTTCCGGCCTTCTTGACCTTGATATTCTCAGCTGCCATCTGGTGAAGTCGGTTTCGATAACCTCTCTTGTGCCGGAACAACGACGCGATTCCGGGAAGGTGGTATCCTCGAAGCGTTCTTTCGGGATAGGTCGGCACCCATTTCCCGTGTCTCACCATCCAAATGCGATCGGCATCGGTCAGTTTTTCCTCGCATCCCTCACAGTTGAGATAAGCGTCAGACCCGTCCTCCTCATCCCATCGGACATTGGCCCATTTTAAGGTTTGTTCGTGGCCACACTTGGGGCACGGGCAAAAATAGCGTCTCTGGTCGCTGGCCTCGAATTCTGTTTCGATCCTGCTCCTGCCTTTAACGGTCGGGGTTGAGGTCATGACTACCACGGCATTCCAAAAGCTCTCCGTCCGTCTTACGGCCAGTGATACAGGGTCACCCTCGCTTCCTGCCGTGACGGGGTAGCGGTCCACCTCATCCATAAAGACAACCCGACGAGGACGGGCCGCGAGTCCTGAAGGTGCGTTCGCTCCGGTGATAGCTAGGTTTCCTCCAGGGAAGGTCTTGTGCAGAATGGTGTTGCCACTCGTCCGGCTTTTCACGTCTGACAGCTTGTCTTTAATCCTTGGCGTATCTCTCGCCATTGGTGCCAGCCGTTCCTTGGACCATGCCTCTCCCATCTCGACGGTCGGTTGAACCATCAGACAAGGGGCTGGCTCTACGTCAACGAAGTAGCCGACCATGTTGTTGAGGACTTCGGTTTTCCCGAGTTGAGCCCCGACCATCAGAATGGTCCCTGTTGCCTCTGGGTCGTGGATCGAATCCATCCACTCGACAGCATAAGGCGTCATCGTGGTGGAATACTTGCCGTGACTCGCTGAAGACTCAGAAGATAAGAAACGGTATTCGTTTGCCCATTCCGAAACGGTCAATCGGGGCGGGGGCTCAAATACCCTAAACCACGATTCCGCGATGTCCTGAACTTGAGCGTTCATTCTCCCCCCCAGTCCTTATCCCCAAGGGTCAGCAGGTCCCGCAGGCATTGGTCTTTCTCCTCATCGGTCAGAGGGAAGTTGAGGATCTTGATCTTGACCGCGCCCATCACCTTTTGCCCCAGCTTCTTAACCGAAGCGACAGGGACCAGCTCCCCCCGTTGCCTAGCGTTGGCCACCTCTAGCTTCTCAGACTCGGCCCTTAGTTTCCTGATTCTTTCCGCTTTCTCATCCCCGCCAAGGTGAGCGTTGATAAGGTCCCGAAGTCCATAAAGCAGACCAGGTCCTTTCTTCCCCGTCGATTGAGCACCGTTCTCATTGAGCTTCTTGGCTATCTCGTGACGGTCTGCCCCAACCAATGCCGAGAACTGACTTGCCGTCAATTCTGGGTTGTCGCTGAAGGTCGTTTTACCCTTGCTTGGCATTAAAGAACCTTATCGCATCAAGTGGGGGTTCCGCAATACTTATGACTAGTTTTTTGGCGCGA